CAAAGAAAACATCAGAGATGCTTCCATTAAGGGAAGGAAGGCAAGAAAACTTTCGGTTGAGAGCGTCAATGAAATTAGAAAACTTGTTGCTGAAAAGAAAATGAGTCAAATGGCCATTGCCAAACAATTCGGCATTTGCCAAGGCACGATTCAAGGCATTTTGAGTGGCAAGAGTTGGAAACATGCCTAAACATTTTGCGTTGATGGTAGTGGCCTAGTTAGCTTGCAGTCTTAGCCTTGTCTACTGCTGCTTTCGCGTCGGCTGCGGCCTTGACAGCAGGGTCTATAGGTTCCGGCTTGCCGCCAGGTACGGCGGTGTAGCCAGGGCCGAGTGCCTTTTCTTCGGCTGCGCTGGTGACTAATTCCGTTGGCTTTGAAGCATGGTAGAGGTACGCGGGATATTGTCTTGCCATAAAAATCTCCTGTTTATGTGAGGGTGACGGCGGTGTTGGCGATGACCTGCCAAACGCCATTAAATGCTCGCAGACCAATGCCGGCTCCCCTGAAAGCGGCAAAAGTGGCTGTAGTCTTGAGCGCGGTGCCATTCGCCAGAAGCGAAGTGGCAGTAATCGTATGGGCAAACAAAGTGTCTGACCAAATGCTTATGCTTAGATTGTCGTCTAGGCCAGCCGTGGGCGCCGCAAGCGTCATGGCGTCGGCTGATCCAGTCTTGACGATGTAATTTCCGGATACGTGCGGATTGATGACATCGGCTGTTCCAGTCAAAAGAGTCGGGACAGCTTGCATGGAATCGCCATCGTAAATCTGCTGAATGGTATCGCCAAAAACCGCGCCTTGATTGGTTAGACCTCTTGGCATTTCATCTCCTTACGTTGGTGACATCAAAAGAATTACTAGATTTTTCCCAGGTTCAAGCGTTGCTGTCTGTTTGATCTGGTCGGCAACGCTGATTACCCGCTCAAAAGCTCCGGTCAAATCCTCTGGCCCTGCATCATAACTAGCCGTAAACACTCTGGCTACGAAGTCACCTTGCTTGGCCCCGACCAGGACATTCATTCCCGGCACTGCCTGCGAAACCAATGTGTCTAAAAGTACGCTGTAAGCAGTGACGGCCATAATGCACCCCCGAAGGGGAGGAGTGCTGTAGTAGCCACTCCCCAGGTTGGATTAGGACAAAACTACGACACCAGCCGAAGCGCCATTGCTCATAACGTGGTAGACCAGGTTACAAACGCGCAGCTTCACGCCAGCCCCGCGAAACGCCGGGAAGGTCGCAGTCGTTTTTAGCGCCGTACCATTGGCCAGCAACGAAGTGGCGGTGATGGTGTGCGCGAAGGCGGTATCTGACCAAACATCGATGATATTGCCTTCCTGCGCCGCCGTTGGAGCCGCCAAGGTCATCGCATCGGCAGAGCCGGTCTTGACGACATAGAAGCCAGCCACGCCAGCCGGGATTGCATCAGCGGTGCCGGAGAGGAAAATAGCCGGTTGGTTGCAAGCCGCCGCAATCAGGTTCGATACTGCAAGCGGGGTGCCTTCTAGCATCAACTGGTTCTGTACGTAATCGGTCGTCAGACCAATCTGCACCTGAGCGCCAGAAACGTGGGTCTGTGCCGCCGAGCCATAATAGCCTCGCACGACGCTGACGAACGTTCCAAGCACCGCAGTAACCAGCATATATTCCTGGTCAATGAGCAGAATGGTGATGCCAGAGCCAGTCTGGAAGTTGGGAGCCGTGATGCCGGTTGCGCTCGCAACGCCAAAGCTGGTCTGTCCGAGAGTGAGTGCTCCAGTAGTGGTGGTTGCTGTGATGGCCATTATCTCATATCTCCTTTGCGCGAAATCCAAAATTTCGTCGCTCTAATTTCACTTACTCCCAATGCGATTGATTTTTTGTGTTCCTTAGATAGTGGGACAGTTTTCAAGCCCTTATTCCAGGGAACATAGCCTTTAGGTGCGCCCGCCTTAAAACCACGACGTTCACGTTTTTGTTGGGTAGATGGAGCCAAGTTTCCAAGGTTCCACGGTTTCCTACCTTTGGCTTTTTCAGAAATCAATTTCTTGGTGGTTTCCGAACAAGGTCTGCGCAATCCTTCCCCACCTGGAGCTAGGTTGTAGCCAGATGGGAAAATAGTTCCATTACTCTTGATTGCTTCAACCTCCATGTTCATCAAAGAAGCGTAATCCGCTGATTGGCCGAGTTCAGAGATTTGGAAGTTTTCGATTCCATATTTGCGAATCGCTGAACTGATAGCCATATCCTTGCGACCACATTTCGCTGCATAAACATGACGGCTAATGCGATGACTAATCGGATTAACTGATGTTCCGATATACCGCTTGCCGTTTATTTTGTTCGTCAGCATATAGAGCCACATAATTTTTGGATAACCTCTTACGAGGCTATGCGCACCGCCAATTCTTGATAGAGGGTCGCCCATCCGCCGAGGCAGTCAATACGCAGCGGAGCACGGTCGGTGTTGATGTCATAGTCCCGAATGACGCGCATCGAGATTTTCAACTGTTCATCGTTCATGCGATCGCCCTTGTCAAGCCCTTGGAACAAAGGCAAGTCGGCAGTGGCAAAGGTGAAGGCGTCGGGATGGAAAGCAACTCCGCGAGGCGAAGCTGTGTTGGCTGCACCATTTACCGTAATCACGGCGTTGGCCGCTGGAGCAGCGGTAACGTTCTGGAAAGGCCCGGAAATGATGATGCTGGGCGAAATGTTGACAGTGCCGTTGCCGGAACCGTCAGCTGTGAATGGAGTAGTCACGACAAACTGCCGCAATGCACCAGTCGATTGCCTGCTTTGTGGATTGACGGCAAATACGCCAGCCAAAGTAATTACATCGCCTTGGTTTAGCCGCAACCCGGATGCTGTCCAGCCGGTAGTGACGATGGAAGCGCCAGTTTGCCCAGCGGTGGCGTTGACTGTAGGAGAGCCGCCCAAAGGCCCAACCGTGAAGTTCCTGACGTTCTGGTCAAGATACCAATCGAAGCCGAAGGTATCCTTGGCCATCAAGCCCTTCTGGTTGCGGTTGCTGACCTGCACCTGTGGATTGAACAGACCAGCTAGAGCCGGGATAATCGCCCCATTCATCGCCGGACTCATGCAGATGTAGCGCTCATCCATCGGCGCCGCTTCTTCGTTCAAGCGTTGAGCCGCCGCAAGATAAGTGGCGATGGTCGTTGGCACAGTTCCCGGTGTTCCGACTTCGTTGTTGATGTTGATGGTCTGCGCCAAGCCGTCAAAGTCGATTTGGTTCGCCAAGCTCATAATAGCCTTGTCGATGTACCGCTTAGTGAAATCGTCGATCGAGAGTGCAAGGTCTGCCGAGGTGACAGCGAATGCTCGCTGATATTGAGTTGTGAGGACAATCGGAACGCTGGTTTCGATCAAGTCCTGCAAAATCAAGCCTTGGCCGGAAGTGGGAAGGAAACGAACGGGCTTTCTGACGTTTACTACGTTGCCGATCTTTGCGCCAACTTTGGCAAACTGGTCATCAAATTCGCGGTTAACGTATTTGGTGAATGTTAGCTGGTTTCTAAGTACTCGCAGGGTTTCGCGGGTAATCATTCCGATGGTTAACAGGGTCTGCATAAGCCTCCTTTTTGAAATTGGAAACGCGTATTGCTTTTCTGCCGTTTCCGATTCAGCAGGAGGTTACGGAGCGACTGGCGCCCCACGGAATGCTTATCGCCCTGAGTCGATAAAGTTTTGAGGCATCGCTGCCCCACAGGGTATTTCTAAAAAATCGTTGTGCTGGCGTTATCTGACGCGGCCAGCATCCCTCGCCTTGTTGTAGTCTGCCATTGACATCTTGTCAAGAGGGATAGTTGATTTTGTTGAGCCGGTGCCCACTGGACGGATGGGAGGAGCCGCCTTGCTGACGATCTTTTCCGGCTTTTCCTCTGGCTTTTCTTCGGTTTCTTCTTTTGCTTCCACTACAGGCCCAAGTTTGTCGCTCAGTCTGGCGATAGCTTTTACCACCTGCGCCGGCGAAAGAGCACCCAGAGCCATCAATTCGTCAGGATGCTTGCCATAGTGGTACAAAATCTCGGCTGCGTTCTCGTCTTCCACTACAGCCACGCGGAAGGCTTCAGAGGATGCAATTTCGAGCTTGGAAGGGTGTTCTAGATTCCAAGGCGTCTTGATGTCTACTGTTTCATCGTAATCGTCGTACTTCTCGCGGGCGGCGTTGATTCTGCCTTCGTAGGTTTCCCAGGATTCCTTGGCTTGCTCGACTTCGGCTTCGCGTTCGGCGGCTTCCGCGTCCGCTCTCAGCTTTTGCTCTACTTTCCAGTCGGTCAGGGCTTCCAGATACTCATCAAAAGTCTTGTAATTATCCTGATTAGGCTTGGCATTGGGATCGACGGCAGTTTCTTCACTCTTACCATTTTTGCTTTCCAGTTCCTTGGCGCGTTGCTCGGCTTTGTCGGCCCGTTCGCGCTCGAGGGCTGCCTCTTTTATCAGCCGGTCAATCTTCTTTTGGAAGCCGCCCTTGCCCTTGGGCTTCTCCTCCACCTTTTCTGGCTCAACAGCCTCCTCTTTTTCTTCGGGCTTTTCCTCAACAGGCTTTTCAATGGGCAGCTCCACAACTGTTTTGCCTTCATCACGGGCCTTGTTGTACTCAGCCATTGAAAGTTCACCGATTGGGACTTCCTTGACTTCAGTTTCTGGCATTTATTCTTCTCCCTGATTCACTGTGGCCATTTCTGCCTGATGCTCTTGGTCAGATTGCTGCGCTTGCTGGTCTGCGGCCTGTCCCTGAGCCGCCATATTCTGTTGATGGGCTTGGTCGTGAGCCTGTAGTGCTACGTCATGCGCCGCGCTGTGCATCAAATCGAATTGCTGAAGCTCGGCATCGGCATATTGCTGATGGGCATCCTTGCTGGCGTTGATTTGCGCCACGGCCAATTTGGTGACTTCCTGCATCTTGACAATGGTTTGCTTGGATAGCTCTTGAGTCTGAACCATCTGGACTTTCGCTTGCTGCTCGATTTGCTTGGTTTCAATGACCTTTTGGGCATCTTGCAGGGCTTTGGTCAACAATTCATGCTGCTTGCCCATTTCCTGTAGCGTGGACTGCATTTTCTGCATCTGCACCTGCGGATCGTCGTCATCCCCGCCCACAATCTGCGGAGGAATCATGCGCTTGATACGGTCGGCCATCTCATTGGCTTGTGGAATGTCCATGTTACGAATGACCAAATCGAGGATGTTCTGCGCCATCTGCGGCGGTACTTTTTGCAGCAAATCAAGCTGAGTCGCAACCGCTTCCTGCCGCTTGGTCTGGTAGTTTGGCCCGACGCTAACCGTTACATCGTAGCGGCCTACGCCAATGTCGTAAATCTTCTTGATTTGGTCGGTTTGTAGCTTCTCGGCAGCGCTGCGCTGGTCTGGCCCATTATGGGTAATAACATGGCTGACGGTACCATCGGTCTTGATGATCCGGCGAATCTTGGGCACATCCCATAGCTCTTGAATCCACTCAATGAGCAATTTCCCACAACGTCGCATCGTTCTGGCGATGTTGTCGGCATAATTCATCGTGGCCAGTGAGCCTTGCTGCTGTAAATGCTCAATAGCTTTGCCTGATTCGTCGCCCTTGCGCTGGCCTAGTGATGGATCGTAAACGCCCATCGCCGCCTTGACATCTCCTGCTGCCTGGCGAGTCATCAAGGCCATAGAATCAACTTGCGCGTCCAATAACTGCCTTTGTGGAGGTGGAGCTGGATTGCCACCAACGTCTGTCTGCTTGTAGGTCAGAACCTTGGAAGTTTCGTCGTTCTCCCATTGGGTTTCTTTGCCAGCCAACTGCCCTTCCGCGACAACCCACGGCCCGGTACGAGCCAAGGCTATCTTCTGAGTGGCTGCCGAAGTCCAGTAGTTGTACATCCGTTGCGGGTCTTTGGCGTTCCGCATCAAACCAGCCAGATAGCGCACCCCATCCACGTCAATATCGTCGCCATAGGCCGTCAGAATAGGAATCGAGGATCCTGGTAGCGTTGTTGGGCCTTCCAGCACTTCTCTTGCGTTAATCTTGCGCCAAATGACCTTCTTTTTGGTCTTTTTGCCTTCCTGCTTGATTTCTTCGACAGTAAAATACTCGGCTACGCGAATATCTTCCTTCGTCACCCAGCCTTGCGGGGCATCGCCAATGCTTGAAAGCTCCAATGAGGCTAAAGTCGAGTCTTTATAGTCAGCTTTGTAGGTATCGAGCGGCACGTCCTGCACGATAAACGCCCACTTCGCATCTTCCTGCTCTACGCCCGGCTGCCAGTAGACCGTGAACTGGTTGCGAATCTTCTTGATGTAGATTTCCTGCTCGCCTGAATCATCTTCAGCATAATCAGATAGCAGGCGCCAAGAACCCACGCCAATACGTACCACGCTTTCATGGGCATTGTCATAAGCTACCTCTGCATCGCTCTGCACTTCGATATGGCGGATGGAACCTTGGAAGATTTCGGCTGTCTCTACGTCAGAATCATTGCCTACGGGATTAACTTCTATCGCTGGCCGTCTCTGTCGATACTCGTTGCAGACGATACGGATGGATTGCTGCGTCTGATCCATCGTCAGGCAGGCTTGACCGCGCCGCTGCCGCAAATTCCGAATATCTTGCGGCCATTGGTCGCCGGTTGAGAATTTCAGGTCATCCAGACACTTGGCGCGGGAGTCGCTTTCCGCTTCAGCGACCAGCTGGAACCTGCTTAGAGCCTCTTGGATGATATCGTCGTTAGTTTCAGGCATGGAGAATAGCGAAAATGTCACCCTCTTGTACTAAGTGGAGTTTGGCATCATAGCGGTAGTCGTTTTCGTAGTGATCTGGCGCCAAATCTGACCATTTGCTATTGAAAAGCACCAAATCCCCCACCTTGGCTGTGTCTACCTTTGGCCCAACCGCTAGAATCTTACCTTTCAGGCTCTTTTCTTCTGCTATTTGCGGGGCAATGATTAAGCCTTTTTGTGGCTCGTCCAGCCGCTCGATAAGCACCCTGTCGTTCCTTGGCTGAATCATTGCTGTACGTAAGTCAAAAGTCCTTGAGCACCAACAGAACCTGTCGTCACTGCACACAAGGCATTGCCAGCCGGGGCCGTCATGATTGTGCTGCCGGGGTACATGCCAACCACGATGTCGGAAACTGTTCCATCGGCCATCAATCCAGTGAGAGCCG